GGTGCAGACGAAACCGGTAACGGCGGGCAGTATGCTACAGCCACAGAATCTGTTATTCTTGCTAACAACTTCAGTATTCTAATTGATGCTGTTACGGCAGGAAATCTTGACAGTGTTCCTGCAGTTGTTTTGCCAAATCTAACTTCTAGAGGTGTTGGATCTGATCTTGTAGCAGCTATCAATTCTATAAACGATCAAAGAGATTTGTTTATTCTGCAAGGGGTGAAAAGAGCAACTGCAACTGGCGACGCAACAATTTTCTTGAAGAGCGGCGATTATGTAGTTAACAATCCTCTGACACTGCCTGCCAAAACTTCTGTGATTGGTGACAACTTAAGAACAACTACTATTCGCCCGCAAAACGTCGATTCAGATATTTTCTACGTTAATACAGGTTGCTATATTAGAGACATTACTTTTAGGGATCATCAGAATGGTGCTGCGTGTGTTGCGTTCGATCCCAATGTAGATAGCCCTGGTGCAGGTCCTTTTATTATTCAGTCACCCTATATTCAAAACTGCACATCTATTACCACAAATGGTACTGGTCTGAAAGTAGATGGATCTAAAGCGACAGGGCTTAGATCGATGGTTGCTGATGCATTTACTCAATACAATGCAGCAGGAATTGGGGTTCATATTCTCAATCGGGGTTATGCTCAGCTAGTTTCTATCTTCACAATTTCTACACAAACTGGAATTCTAGCTGAAGATGGTGGGCAATGCTCACTGACTAACTCTAACTCTAGCTTTGGTGATCGTGGGCTTGTTGCAACAGGTAGTAGTAAAGTTCTTTATTCTGGTACTTTGGATTCTGATTATTTCATATTTGACGATGTTATGATCGTTAATGAAATTACAAATCTGGATTCTACAGATTACTTAAATCCATTTGGTCAGTATAAGCGCCCGAACTATGGTGACGCAATACTTTTCGATTCAGAAAATTATTACTACACAGTTCTTGATGTTGATTCGGTTGCTCCTGGGAAATATACAATTACATTTGAGCCACCTTTGAATCAGGACAAGTTAAGAAATCAAACGATTTCTTTTAAACAAAGATCAAATATCGTTACAAGTTCTCACACTTTCGAATTTGTGGGTGCTGGTACGAACACGTTTACAGCAATTCCTCAAAATGGTGGTATACCAGATCAAACAAAAGAAGTTGTTTTTGATTCAGCAAATAACGAAGGGCTTGTGGTATTCACAAGTACCGACCAACTTGGTGATTTTAGAATTGGTAGTGAATTGACAATTCGTAGACAGCTCGGTCGAATCGAAGGTGAAACTTTCGAAAGATCGCTGTATCAAATCTTAACTCCGTATATCCTAGCACTTGAGGGTTGATAAATGGCTATTCCATTAAACGTATTTAAAACGACAACTGCGGTTATTGCAGAAGAACCCTCTGGTGGGTTCATCGGCGATAGTGATCTTGTATACACTGTGCCTTCTGGAATTACCACAATTGTTCTGATGGCTCAGGTTGCTAACACTGATAGCGCTGAGCATACAGTTACATTCCAACATTATAATAACGTAAGCCTTGTTGCGACAGAGCTTGTGAAAGATTTTCCTATACCTCCAAAAGATGCAACTGGCTTGATTACAGGAAAATTAATTGTCGAACAAGGCAACAGAGTTCGCGCTTCTGTATCTGCAGGATCTGGCAGCACGATGAAACTCACATTAAGTTATCTGGAATCTCTAAATGGCTAGATTGATAAGGACCCTTAGTGGTCGAGTAAAAAGAACTGATCCAACTCAGTTAGACTCTGGCAGATTTGAGTATCTAACTCTTGATCAGGCTGAACCGGGCTTAGGTGTTCCTGAGTCAGACGGGGCCGTTCTTATTTCTAATACGGATGGAACACGTTCTTTTACTAACGAACTTATCATCAAGGGTCTTGCATTTCAATCTGGTCAGCTAGATTCTGCTGATTCTTCAAGTCTTTATGCGTTGTTTGTTAAGGGCAATCCTTTTGATGCTTCGGTTGATAGCATTGGGTTTCGTCGGATTAGCGACACTATTTTTGAAGCTGACACTCTTGACACAGTAACAAGTCGCGGCGCACAGACAGGAAATAATATTCAAGTCGGTGGGCTTATTGCTGACAGTGTGTCGATTCTAGGTAATCTTACCGTTCAAGGTACGACTACCACAATCAATTCGACAGTTCTGACAATCAATGACAAGAATATTGTTATTGCGGATGGTGCAGGAAGCGCAGCAGCAGCAGACAGCGCTGGTATTACCGTTGCGGGCGCAAACGCAAACATCTACTATAAAGCAGGTACGAATAGCTGGAATATTGATCGGGCGTTAAATGTAGATTCGAATGTTGTTGTTGGTGGTAAACTTTTTATTAATGTTACTGAAACACAGCAAACTTCGCTGGCTCTTTACATCGACGAAGTTACAGGTGAAGTGTACGCAGGAGCTCCTACGGGTGACAGTGCTGGTGAAGCGACATTTGCAAGACAAATTCAAATTACAAAAACTGATGACAGCGGAACATTCTATCCGCTGTTTGCTGGTGTCAATGCCGGCATTGATAGTGTAAATGCTGATTCGAATTTCTCTTATGATCCTTCTATTAATCAGCTAACACTTGGTAGACTTGTTCTAAATCAACTTGCAAACTATCCTACAGCAAGTAACTTCCTTGTCATTGACTCAAGCAACAATGTTGGATTTAGAGACGCAGGAAGCCTTCCGTTCTTAGACTCTGAACAAGACACTCTTGATACAGTAACGACAAGAGGGGACTCTACAAACAATGCTATTACAGTGGGTAAAGTTACCACTGTTGACAGCGTGAGTGTAGGCAGCACACTTCAATTTGCAGATCAATTCTTAGATGGTTCGGGTAGAAGATTGGTAATTTACGATTCTACAGGTTCGGTTCTTTGGGGTTAAAATAAATGGCATCACCAGCATCAAGACAAGAACTGATTGATTTTTGCTTGCGCAGACTCGGAGAGCCTGTCATTGAAATTAATGTCGATACTGATCAGGTAGAAGATAAAGTAGATGATGCAATTCAAAAATATCAAGAGTTTCACAGCGATGCGACCATTCGCACCTATCTGAAATATCAAGTGACTGCGGACGATGTTACGAACGGGTATGTTCCTATTTCGTCGAACATTATTTTTATTTCGAAAGTGTTTCCGTTCTCTTCTACATTTGGTTCCTCTGGTAATCTGTTTGACATTCGTTATCAGATGTTTTTGAATAACATGGGCGACTTCATTAACTTCGCCGGCGATCTTGCGTATCTGTATCAGATGGAGCAATATCTGAGCATGATCGATCTTCAGCTTCACGGGCATCCTACTGTGAAGTTTTCACGCCGTCAGAATCGTCTGTATATTTGGGGCGACTTTGAAGACAAAGACCTGCAAGCTGGTGACTATCTGGTTGCAGAAGTTTTTCAAACAATCGATCCTGAGACGCACACAAGCATCTACAATGACATGTTTATCAAAGACTACACCACCGCTTTAATCAAGCAGCAATGGGGTGCGAATCTTAGCAAGTTTGAAGGAATGCAATTACCTGGTGGTGTAACGATGAATGGTCGTCAAATTTTTGAAGATGCGACCGCTGATATTGAACGTCTAGAAGAGAAGCTGAGAACAGAGCAAGAGCTACCTGTCGACTTCTTCGTGGGTTAACATGGCTATAAATCGATATTTCAGTCAAGGAACAGCATCAGAACAGCGACTCTACGAAGATATTATAATTGAGTCACTGAAAATCTATGGGCAAGATGTTTACTATTTACCTCGTGAAATAGTTAATCGCGATACTATTTTTAGCGATGACTCTACTTCTAGATTCAAAGATGCGTATCGTATTGAAATGTACATTGAAAACGTCGAAGGTTTTGACGGTGAAGGCGATCTGTTTACCAAGTTTGGTGTAGAAATTCGTGATGCTGCTACATTTATTGTAGCGCGTCGTCGATGGAATTCTAAAGTTGCTTTTTATGAAAACACTGACACTCAGTCATTTTATCGCCCGCGCGAAGGTGACTTGATCTATCTTACTTTGTCAAGGTCTTTCTTTGAGATTACAAAAGTCGAAACAGAAAATCCGTTTTATCAATTGAAAGACTTGCCTGTGTTTCGCATTCGCGCAGAGTTGTTTGAGTACAATGATGAAGATTTTGATACGAGTCTCAATCTTGATACCATCGAATCTAATCATGCTTATCAAACAATTCTCACATTTGATTTAGCACAAATGACAGGCAAATTTGAGATTGGTGATACAATTACTCAGACAAATCCAAACGGATTTACAATTACAGGTGATGTTGTTAAGACTGACGCAACCGTTTCAAGCGCGTATAAAGTTTATGTTGCTCACGCTGGAGCGAGCGATGGCGAGTTTCATAACTTTTCGACATTGTACAGAATTGAAAATGAAAATGGAATTGGTGGTAAGCCGTCAGCAGTAGGCGAAGAAGATTTGCAAGACAGTCAACAGAATGCAGACTTCGATACTGAAGCAACAAATATCATTGATTTCAGTGAGCAGAATCCCTTTGGAGATCCAGTCTAATGTTTGGCACTTATTTTTATCACCAAAGGATTCGCAAAGCAGTAGCGGTGTTTGGCTCTCTGTTTAATAACATTAATGTTGTTCGAACAAACAGCGCTGGTGCTGTAATGAGTCAAGTTAAAGTACCTTTGTCTTACGCACCAAAAAGAGATTTTCTAGCTAGAATCGATGCAACACAAGATGGTGAAGAAGCAGAGCGTCAGGTAGCAATTAAATTGCCAAGAATGTCTTTTGAAATTACGAATATGCAATATGATCCTGCAAGACAATTGCCTAAGATGAATAAGTGTGTGACTTTTCCCACGAACTTCGAAGGTGGTGCGCGAGAGCTTTACACACCCGTTCCTTATCTAATTGGCTTTCAGTTGAATGTTTATGCAAAATCACAAGATGATGCATTACAAATTGTCGAACAGATTTTACCATATTTTACACCACAGTATACGGTGACTGTCAAGCCTTTATCTGATTTTGATACAAAAGAAGATACGCCAATTTCTTTGGTAGGTATTACTTTTAGTGATGACTATGAAGGGTTGATTGAGGCAAGAAGATCGATCATCTACACACTTGACTTTGAAATGAAACTCAGTCTCTATAAAAACATTGCTGCAACAAGTGCGGTTATTACTTCTGCCGATGTTAATATCTACGACTATGACGACACAGATAATTTATACTCTACAGTCGAAGTTCGAACATTTTCGAAAGCGGGTCTTTCAGGTTCTCTTCTGTTCGAAGACGGTGGCACAATTACCAATTCCAATTTCAAAATAGATAATGTACCAGCAGAAGTTTCTTCGCTTGAAATATTGACAGCACCGTCAAACGGTACAGCAACAGCAACTTTGACTACGAACACTACAACAGCGCTTGGTAAAATTACGTCAACAGGCACTTGGACGTATACGCCAAACGCAGACTGGTATGGATCAGATTCGTTTGTGATCAAAGCTAATTTTGTTGGTGGTGGATCGATCAATTCTACGATTACTGTCTCTGTACAGAATCCTGAAAAAGATGCGATCAATGATGCATTTACGTTTGATCTTGCTTTCGACAATTATATTGATTTCAACGTAGCATCAAACGATGATTTTGAAACAACAGGCGGTGTTACATATTCTATTTCTGCTGGCGGTTACCCATCGAATGGTTCGGTGCAAGTTTTAAATGCGAATACAGGTGCGTTTAGATACACTCCAAACGCAGGATTTACAGGAACAGATACTTTTCTTTACAGGGCAACACCAGCAACGGGTCAATCAGAAACGGGAATTGTCACGATAACAGTTAATGATACTGCAAGTACTATGATTGCAGAATCTGGTGCATTAATTGCAATAGAACAAGACATTGACACTATTATCGCTTACGAATAGGAACGATCATGCCAACTATAAAAATTTCTCAGTTAGACGAGTTTTCTGGAACACCAGATAGTTCTGATTTGCTTCCACTTGTAGATTTAAGTGAAACGCAAACTAAAAGAATCTCAATACGAGATTTAGCCTCTTATATGGACAGCGCAGAAAACGCGACTAATGCAATTGTGGCTTTAAGAGCAGACACAACTGAAAATGCAATTTATGTTTCAGGAGACTCGTCTGGCATCTGGAGTGGTGATCCACCAGAAACTGTAAATGATGCAATTGATAGACTGGCTGCACTTATTCAATCTTTGAATGGTGGTACTGGCGCATAATCAGTATAAATAAAGAAAACTCTTTTGAGGAATTACGATGGCTATAGCAGGCGTACCAATATCGACTCTTAGGGAACTTGTCATACCCGCGAGCGATGATTATCTAGTCATTAATGACCAAAGCACTTTTACAACAAAAAGAATTACATTCGCTAATCTTTTTGCTGATTATGCTAGCAATCTTAGAGATTCTGCTACGGGTGCGTTCGTCGATAATTTTACAACTAACAGTCTTAACGTAAAAGGAAATGCGTCAGTTACGGGTGATGCTACGATCTTAGGCACAATCAATTTCGAAAATCTCTATGATGTTGTTGAAGGTATTACGATAAGTAAGTTTGTTGATGAAGCTGATGGTATTGCAAGTAATGATAATGATACTTCGATCCCAACATCAGCAGCAATAAAAGCATATGTTGACGGAGCTGTTTCTGACTATCGTGCAAAAGAAAACATCAAGCCATTTGGTGAGGCGTTAAAAAAACTAAATGGTATTAAAGCGTATGAGTACAACCTGATTGCAGAACCTGGCGTCACCGAAGTTGGTTTCATTGCACACGAACTACAAGAAAGATTGCCTACTTTAGTCAATGGCGAAAAAGATGCAGTTTACGAAGGTGGTAAGCCGAAATATCAAACAGTGAATTACGCTAAAATGGTTCCCATTTTGTTCACCGCAATTCGTGAACTAGAAAAGCAAGTAAGAGACTTAAGAGATCAACTTGCAGAGATTAAAGGATAAATCATGGCTGGAGTAAAAATAACAGACTTAGATCAGCTGATTGGTCAACCTGCGGATGATGATGTTCTTATTGTCGTAGACACAAGTGATAATGTCACAAAACAGATTACTGTTGCTGATCTTATTACTGCAACCGAAGATGCTACGACAGCACAGGTCGCTGATCAATTTAAAGTTGCCACAGAAAGTACGAATGCTTCTTTTTATGTTACCTTCGTAGCTTCTACTTCTGGGCAAGATTCAGCTAAAGTCGATACAGCTTTAAGTTATAATCCTGCTACGAATATTCTGACTGCTGGTCAGTTCACTGGAAGTGGTGCTGGGCTTACAAACGTAAATGCTGACAGCGCTCTGAATGCGGCTAATGCTGTCTTAGCGACCACTGCAATTACTGCTTTAAATGCTCTAGCAGCTGACAGTGCGACCACAGCAACTTCTTCTATTACTGCTTTGCGCGCCACTTCTGCAGATAGTGCTACTAATGCCACGAACGCAATTGTTGCCCTTCGCGCGACAACTGCTGACAGTGCAGCAAATGCAACAAATGCATTGTTTGCAACTACTGCCACTTCTGCTCTGACTGCTGACAGTGCCACTAACGCCACAAATGCCAATAATGCAATTAGAGCATTGACTGCTGCTGGTGCTGATAGTGCTGCGTTTGCTACTTCTGCTTTGACTGCTCAGACTGCGCAAATTTCTATTTTTTCTGACAGTGCAGGAAATGCAACCAATGCGCTTCATGCTTTAAATGCTGATGCTGCTTTGATTGCAGATAGTGCATTTAATGCTGCAAATGCTTTGCTCGCAACTCTTGCTATAGAATCTTTGGGCGATTTGGACAACATTAGAGATTCTGCTAATGGTGTAACAGCGACTGGTGATCTAACCGTTGATAGCGATCTTATCGTTCGCGGTGTTTTGTTCGGTGATGGTTCAGGTCTAACAGGTGTAACAAGTACTTCTGTCGCAACTGCTGCAGAAAAAGTCGATGCGAAAGCTGCGGATTCGACCGGTACACACTATCTTATGTTGCGTACAACGCAAACTGGTTATGATAGTGTTTCAACTAAAGCTAATTTAACTTATGATCCTGTTACTGGTATTTTAGCGTCTGGTGGATTTTCTGGAGACGGGTCGAACATCAGCAACGTTGCTGCCGTTAGCGCAACAAATGCGTCAAACGTTGTAATTACAACAGTAGCAGACAGTTCGACATATTTCCCTTTGCTTTCAAGCACATCTTCTGGTAATGATAATGTTCATGTTAGTGTGAATATGCAAGTCAATCCGTTTAGGGGAAGATTAAAGCTTAATATTTTTGCCACAGATAATTGGGAAATGTTTGAAAGCGCAAACGAACTATTCTTCTCATATAACGGAGTTAAGAAAGTTAAATTTGATTCGTCTGGCAATGTGTTCATGACAGGAACCCTTACTCAAAGCGCTTCGTTATAAATATTGCTAGATTGCTGAGGAAACAAAATGGCAGACATTAGAATTTCAGAGTTGTCCGAACTAATAAACATTGCGGCAGACGATGTTCTTGTCGTCAATGATGTTTCGGCTGCGACGACGAAAAAAATCACTCGTGCAAACTTCTTAGTCGGTGTAACACAAAACGTTACGGACTCTGGCGATAATGCTGTTGTTGCTCAAGATTTAACAGTAAACAATGATCTTTTCGTCGGTGGAAATATTGACACCACTGGTGATGTCAAGTTTGGTTCTTTAACAGATGCTGTTTCCGGTCTGACCGTAAATCGTATAATCAAAGATACCGATGGTTTGCAGAATCACGATAGCAACGGCGCTCTTCCTACTACTGGCTCTGTGATTGAATACTTAAATTATTACAACACTGACATTAATGTGCGCAATTCTTTTTCAGTGACTACGGCTTCACTTGCAAATAGTGATTCTGCAGAAGCGCTGATTGCTGGATACAAAGGCTACGCTCTGTACAAAATTCAAACAGACAAAGCTGCTTGGGTAAGAGTTTATACGGACTCGGCTTCAAGAACGGCTGATGAAGGAAGAGCTAAAGGAGTTACACCAGCAGACCACATAGGTCTTGTCTCTGAAGTTGTGACTTCTGGTGCGCAAACAATTAATCTTGCTCCAGCACCCGTTGGCTTTAATAATTCTTCACCTGTGAAAAGTTCGATCCCGCTTAAGATCGTGAATCTCAGCGGCTCTACGGACACTGTTCAAGTTACTCTTACGGCTATGAAGCTTGAAGGGTAAAAAACAAGAAGATTGTAATGCATAAAGGCTTTCTCGACAAAAGAAGAAGATTCCTTAATCTGCGAGAAATGCAGATCGAAAATGTTTTGCCTGAACATTTTACACAGTCATATCCAAAATTTATCAATCTTCTTTCTCGCTACTATGAGTGGCAAGATCAAAACAATCCTAATGAATTATTAAATCATCTTTTTGCGACTCGTGATATTAATGAAACTGATATCACGCTTCTCTCGTTTATTGAAGATGAGTTTCTTTTAGGCGAAGCATACTTCGAAGGCTTTGGTGACACCGAAGCAGAGAAAAGGGCTGCTGCAAATTTTTCAAATCAGATGTTTCGTTCAAAAGGCACAAAATTCGCAATCGAATGGTTTTTCAGATCATTCTATGGGCTAGACGCAGAAGTTCGTTACACAAAAGAAAATGTATTTACGCTCAACACACAGTCTTCTCAGATAGGACCAGATTCGCTACGCTATCTTACCAATGACGAACTATATCAGACATTTGCGCTTCTTGTTCGCGTAGGTGTTCCTATTGCAAAGTGGAGAGATATCTTTAAACTCTTTGCACATCCTGCGGGAATGTATCTCGGTGCTGAAGTTTCTATAAATGATGCTGTGACTTCTGCCGTAAATTCTTTGATGCTTGATTCTGCAGTTGAACAAAGAGCCAACGAATCATATACAATTCTTGCAACGCCTGACAGCACAAACGAAGGCGCTATAATTAATTTTAAAGTTAACGGAACAAACATTCCTAACAATACTGGTTATATTTACTATCATGTTCTTGATCTCACTACAAGCGATTCAGATTTTGTGGGAACTGTTCCTCGATTAGACAGTTTGCAGTATCTTCCCATAAACGATAGTGCTGGTCAAGCGGTTGGAAGATTTACGATTACCACCAAGCTTGATAGTGTTGAAGGTGAAGGTGTTCATTCGTTTAATGTTATTTTGCGTGACGATGATTTGAGACCTCGAGGTGTTGAAAGAGTCAACTTAAACGATGTTATTTCTTCGTATGTTATGACTCCTACGGCAACTACTATCGCTGAAGGTTCGCCTGTTACTTTTAATGTTGTGGGAACAAATGTCCCAAGCGGCGGTAGCACAACATTATATTATTATGTACAACACGTTACTACAAGTGATTCTGATTTTAAAGTTGCACCTCCAAGTGCTGCTGCGCCTGCTTCATTTTTTATTCGAGGAAGTACAGGGTCGTTTTCTATAACGCCTCAAATTGATAATGATCTTGTTGACAGTGACGAACAGTTTAAAGTAATTATTCAGACACTTGACGCTATCAAAAAAGATTCAGCAACAATTACAGTTTCACAGACCATTCCTCCCTTTGCTGTAAATGCAATTGATTCTGCGATTGAAGGCACGAGTATTGTTGCACCTCTTACAATTTCAGAACAAGATTTTGGCGACACTTTAACGTGGGCAATTACAGGCGCTGCAGCATCCGATAGTCGACTAGCTTTCAATACTTCAGGCACAATTGTAGCGACTTCTGCAAGTCAAAATCTAGTAATACCTTTGGGCACTACTAAAGAATACACAGGTCCAGTTTCGGGAACCCTTACGGTCACAAATTCGAACTATACTCCTACACCGTTAAGTACGAACAATACTTTCACGATTTTTGATTCTGCACCTACATATTCTATTCTTATGAATCCTGCAGTTGCTGGAGAAGGCGACACCGTAACATTTAAACTAGCTGGCAGAAACATTCAAGACAGCACTTTTTATTTTTATATCGACAATGTAACAACTAACGATTTAGATTTTCTTGGTGGGCGACCAAAAAACACTAGCAGAGAAGCAGTCTCAGTTGTTAACGACTCTGGTACCACCAATTCAATCACTTTTGCTGACAGTGGTGAAGTTGTAGATCAAAATTTCATTGCTTACATGTATAATACAGTATCTGGTGGATCGGTGCTTGCGTCGAAGCAATTTACGATTGCGGGCATTACTTATACACTTACACCAAATACGAGTTCTGTTAACGAAGGCGGTACAGTAACGTTTACGTTTATTGGTCCGGACGGAACTTATTATTACTGGCTTGAAGGGCAGCGGCTACCAGGACAGACTCAGCTTTTCTCACAAGGCGATTTTACTAGTGGTTTTGCAAATATAAACAGTCGTTTGGCATTTAACGTAACCGGAGGCAGTGGATCTTTTTCAGTAACACTCGCAAATGATATTCGATCAGAAGGTACAGAAGCTTTCATTGCAAGCGTGTCAACAAGCCCAACAAGCGGAGCTATAGCTGTTTCGCCACAGATTACAATTAATGATACTTCTAAGCAAGAATATACGATGACGATTCAAAACATTCTTGAAGGTGACGATTTGCTTGTTAATGTAGCATCAAATGCAGGACCTTCAGAGCCTTTGTTTTATGAAATTTCTGGGGCGGCCGCGGCTAAATTCAGTTCAACACAAATTTATAGATTATACACTGGGGCTCAGACTTCTTTTAATGTAAATCTTGGAACTTCGACAACAAACTCAGCTTTTGATGGTGTGTTATCTGGTACTGTAACACTGTCGCGTGGCGGTTATGTTGGAAGCGGCGGTACACTAATCGACACCGCGAACTTTACTTTAAGCGATCTTGCTGCTACGTTTACGCTTGCTGCAAGCACAACTACACCAAACGAAGGCGGAACTATTACTTGGACTGTAGGCGGCTCAAGTATTGAAGACGGCACTTACTATTATAGAGTATCTGATGTTAAAAGAGCATCAGTATCTTCGGCTGTTTCATCCGGAACTTCTGTTATTAATCTTGCAAGCACAGCTGGAATTACAGTTGGCATGGCATGCGATAACGCTTCAATATCTGGGACAGTCACAGGTGTTTGGGATACTCAAGTTACAATGAGTTCACCAGTCACATCTACGATAGGCGCAGGAACAATTTTGAATTTTGCAAATCAATCGGTGTTTGATGATTTTACAAGTGGCTATGCAGGATCAGTCAGTGTGACATCGAATGCAGGTGCTTTCAACACTGTCACTGCAATTAACGCAGACACTAAGAACGATGCGTATACGATGGGATTATACACCACATCAACTGGTGCTTCTCCTGTAGCGTCTGTAGGATTTACGACAACAGATGCAACTCCAGCTTCGATAGTTAATATTCTTATCGATGCTGGTAAAGACTTTGTTTACGATATTAATCCTGATCCACCTGCGTATGATGCGGGCGTGGCAAGATCGATTATCAGATTTGAAAACGATGGTAAAGTATATGCTATTGGCAGCGAGAATCCAGGAGGAGGTGACCGCAGCAGTGGCGAGTTGATTGGCACTTGGGTGTCTAGTGGGCCCGTTGGTAACTTTAACATATCAGCACAGGTCGTTTCAGGACCTACACCAAAAGGCACGTTTATTGGTTCTACAGGAACGCAATTGTCTCTGTCGACGAACAGAGGCTGGTATCTTGAAGTGCCAGCGCCGACATCTGGTAGCAATGAAGGAACGTTAAGAGTTGACATTACAATTACAGACGTAGAAGATCCTTCGAACACAGACACACAACGCTTTGAGCTATATGCCGTTGCGAATGCTTTGCCTGTAACAGCACCTGTTGATCCGCCTCCTCCAGGCTCAAGTAGTCAGCTTGACGAAGACTGTTTTACAGAAAATTCTTTTGTCACGTTAACTGATGGAACTAGAAAAGAAATTCGATTAATTGAAGTTGGTGATAAAGTACTTGGTGCAGACAAGTCGATCAATGAAGTTACGCGCAATCATTCTATCGAAAAAACTTCTGCTCTGTATGGATGGGGCAGCACAGTACCGTTTGTGACTGGCGCTCATCCATTCTTAACAACACAAGGTTGGAAATGTTTTAATTTAGAAGCAGGGCGTAAACTACATCCTGAGCTTGACCTGACAGAAATACAAGAAAACGATAAATTAATTGTTTGGAATGGAACAGAATATACGACTTCGACAGTTCAAAATATTGCCATTGAAATCAAAAACGTTAAAATCAATAGCTTGAGTGTGACGGGTAATGACACTTACATTGCGAATGGATTTGTTGTTCACAACAAATAACGGTTAGTATAAATAACAGTATGAAAGATGATGATCCGAATATCAAGTCAGACTACGATTATTCCCGCGCAACCTATTACGAACTAATAGACAAGGGAAGAGAGTCACTTGATCTGATGATTGAAGTCGCTCGCGAATCAGAACATCCTCGCGCGTTCGAAGTTCTTTCGAACATGATCAAAAACATCTCTGATGTTAATGATAAGCTTATGGAGCTTAACAAAAAGACGCGAGAAGTTACTCAACACGAAAAGAAACAAGACCAAAAGGCAATCACCAATAACAATGTGTTTATTGGCAGCACTACTGACTTGCAAAGATTATTAATGAAACATGATGATGAAAAGGTGATTGATGTTAGCCCTGCGGATGAATGATCAAAGACACTACTTAGGCAATATCAATGTAAAAGCGGACGGTGTTCAACAGCAATGGACTGAACACGAAGTTCGTGAGTATGCGAAGTGTATGCGTGATCCTGCATATTTTGCAAGAAATTATGTAAAGATTATATCACTTGACAATGGTCTTGTCAATTTCAACTTGTATCCTTACCAAGAAAAGATGTTCGATCACTTCAACGGTAATCGATTCTCTATTGTTCTTGCTTGTCGTCAGTCTGGTAAATCTATCTCTTCTGTTGTCTATCTGCTTTGGTATGCAATCTTTCACCCCGAAAAAACTATCGCCGTGTTAGCAAACAAAGGTGCTACTGCGAGGGAGATGCTTGCTCGTGTTACATTGGCTCTGGAAAACTTACCCTTCTTTTTGCAACCAGGTTGTAGGGCTCTTAACAAAGGTAGTATTGAGTTTTCAAATAATTCTCGGATTATTGCTGCTGCTACTTCTGGCAGTTCTATTCGTGGTATGTCTGTTAACTTACTATTTCTTGATGAGTTTGCTTTTGTTGAGCGAGCAAATGAGTTTTATACTTCGACGTATCCCGTTATATCGGCGGGTAGAGACACCAAAGTTATTATCACATCTACGGCGAACGGAATAGGTAATACTTTTCACAAGATTTGGGAAGGTGCGGTTCAGAAGACAAACGAATACAAAGCGTTTACAGTCAACTGGTGGGACGTACCTGGAAGAGACGAAGAGTGGAAGCGTCAAACAATCGCGAACACTTCACAAATGCAGTTTGACCAAGAGTTTGGTAACACCTTCTTTGGGACAGGCGATACTCTGATCAATGCAGAAACTCTGCTTGGTCTGAGAGCAAAACCACCTAAGAAAATTCTTGAAGGGGGTGATGTAAAAATCTACGAAGAGACCAAAGAGAAGCACGAATATCTCATGATGGTCGACGTAGCGAAAGGAAGAGGACAGGACTATTCGACATTTAATGTCATCGATATATCTGAGCGACCTTTTAAACAGGTAGCAGTGTATCGGAATAACCGTATCTCTCCAATACTCTTCCCTGATATTATCTATAAGTTTGCGAAAGTCTACAATAATGCATATGTGATCATTGAGTCAAACGATCAAGGTTCCGTAGTGTGTAATGGATTGTATTACGACCTTGAATATGAGAATGTTCACGTTGAGTCTGCTGTCAAAGCAAACGCAATTGGTATTGAAATGAATCGTAAAGTCAAGCGGCTTGGTTGCTCAGGTATTAAAGACTTACTTGAAGAACAGAAACTTGATATATGTGACGAGGAAACTATTCTAGAAGTCTCTACTTTCGTCTCGAAAGGGCAATCATACGAAGCAAGTGATGGCAACCATGACGATCTGATGATGAATCTTGTCATGCTTGGTTATTTTGTCGCCACTCAAATGTTTGCAGATATGACAGACATCAATCTAAAACAAATGATGTTTGAAAACCAAATGAGAGAAATTGAAGACGCAATCGTGCCTTTTGGTTTTGTTGATGACGGAAGCGATGCGATAAAAGAAATTGAAGAGCAGGATAAAATGAAATACGATCCATGGCAAATATGGGAAGATGTGTACTGAAAACATACATTTTATAAATAAATAATGTGAATCTTCCGTATTATGTTCTCTTATCATATGTTAACGAAAAAAGGACACGACCATGGCATTAATACCATCTGAGTCTCCCAACATTATCGTAAAGGAATTCGACCTGTCAGGTGTTGTGCCGGCAGTGACAACCACTACGGGCGCGTTGGTAGGAGACTTCAATTGGGGTCCTGTTGAACAGCCTATTCGTATAGGTAACGAAGCAGAGCTTGTTTCAACTTTTGGATCTCCTTCTACAGATTCTGCAGCAGATGTCTCTGACTTTCTGTCTGCGGCTATGTTCCTCAAATATTCTGGCAGTTCTTTTGTCACTCGCGTAATCGGCGATTCTGACACCAATGCGTGTGCTGCTGGTTCTGCACCTGTTGTCAGGAATCTTGATAACTGGAACGCTCAGACTCTGACGGCTAACAAGATTGTTGCTAAGTATCCTGGCACACTAGGAAACAGCATCAAGGTTTCTATCTGCCCGCAGTCTACAAGCGACAGCGCGTTTGAAAACTGGACTGTCGACGGTGTGAATATGTTTGCACTCTTTGATGGTGCACCATCAACATCTTCTTATGTGTCTGCGCTTAGCTCTGCTACAGCATACGACGAAGTTCACGCAGTTGTTTACGACGAAGACGGTAAAATCACAGGTACTCCTGGCACGATTCTTGAAACGTTCCCTTACCTGTCTCTCGCAACTGACGCGAAAAAATCAGATGGTTCTACAAACTATATTTTGGATGTTCTGAACAACCAATCTGATTATGTTTGGGGAGCTAGTCTCGCGACTGAGTTTACGGGCATTACTGGAGCTGCTTCTTTTAGTGGGCCTGGTTCTACAAATGTTCAAAACTACTCGCTGGGCGGTGGTGTTCATGTTGCACTAGATGTTGGCGATTATCAAACTGGTTTTGATCTGTACAATGATCCCGATAACATTCAGGTAGATTTCTTGATTGCTCCTGGTTTGCAAGCAGACGCTGATCAAACAACGATAATTAACTATCTTGCTACAATCGCTAGCACTCAGAGAAAAGACTGCGTGGTGGTAGCATCGCCTTCTCGTAACATTGTCGTGAATCAGACAAATACTAATACACTTGTGACAAACACGAAGACATGGTCTAGCACAATAAATTCTTCTTCATATGTTATTCTAGACAATAATTACATTAAAGTCTATGATAAGTATAGAGACCAATATGTGTTTATCCCTGCTGCTCCCGCAACTGCTGGTATTATGGCTGCTTCTGACAACAGTAGCGCACCATGGTTCTCGCCTGCAGGTCAGCGTCGTGGGCAATACTTCGGTGTAACTTCGCTTGCGTACAATGCTTCTAAGTCTCAAAGAGACACGCTGTACAAAGCGGGGGTCAACCCGATTGTGAATCTGCCTGGTCAGGGTATTCTGCTATTTGGTGATAAGACTAAACTTGGTCGCCCATCTGCATTTGATCGCATCAACGTTCGTCGCCTGTTCTTGGTGATGGAACGCGCAATCAAAGCAGCTGCACAGAATGTTATGTTCGAATTTAATGATGAATTCACAAGAGCAGAGTTCGTTAACATTGTCGAGCCTTTCTTGAGAGAGATTAAGGGTCGACGCGGTATCACTGATTTCCGTGTGGTGTGTGATGAAACAAACAACACACCGAATATCATTGATAACAACCAATTTGTCGCTTCGGTCTTCGTGAAGCCTGCACGTTCTATCAACTACGTTACTTTGAACTTCGTAGCGGTTAGAACTGGCGTAGACTTCGATGAAGTCGTCGGGATTGTTTAAGCGCACAGGAGTATAAGAAATGGCATTACTAGGAATTGATGATTTTAAATCAAAGCTGAGAGGTGGTGGTGCGCGCCCGAACATGTTCAAGGCGACCATCAACTTTCCAGCATATGCGGGGGGCGATGTCGAATTGACATCGTTCCTTTGCAAAACTGCTCAGCTTCCGCAATCTCAGACTAACTCTTTTCCCGTACCGTTTCGCGGTCGTGAACTGAAGGTAGCAGGAGATCGCACGTTCGAAGATTGGACAGTCACCATCATTAACGATACTGACTTCGAAGTTCGTGACGCAATGGAGCGCTGGATGAATGGTATCAATGCTCACGCAGCAAATACCGGTCTGACGAATCCGATTGACTATCAAGCGGACCTGCTTGTTGATCAACTGGATCGTGACGAGTCTGTAATCAAGCGTTACACTTTCAGAGGTGCATTCCCGACCACTGTTGGTACTATCGCTCTTGACTATGACACTCGTGATCAGATCGAAGTTTTTGATGTTACGTTTGCTTACCAGTATTGGGAAAGCAATACCACATCTTAAGGTCGGTCTAAATACTGAGGAGTCTTCACGGGCTCCTCAGTATATTTTTTAGGGAAAATCATGGCAGAATACGATAATGGTATAAGACTCTTTGGTTTTGAAATCAAAAGAGCGAAAAAAGATGATAAGGGCAAACAGGAGCTCCAATCTGTCGTGCCCCCAACTGACCCAGACGGTTCTGGATATGTCACTGCGACAGCCGGACACTTTGGGCAGTATATTAATATGGAAGGTGATGAGGCGAAAGATAACCATCATCTAATTTCGCGTTATCGTGGTGTTGCAATGCATCCCGAAGTCGATATGGCTATCGACGAAATTGTAAACGAAACTATTTCGGCATCTGAACTTCAGTCATCTGTAGAAATTTCTCTTGACGATATCGAAGCAGGCGAAAAGATTAAAGATCAAATTCGCGAAGAATTTGAAACCATTGTAGGTATGCTTCGCTTTAATGAAATTGGTCACGAGATTTTTAGATCGTGGTATGTTGATGGAAGAATCTATCACCATCTGCTTGTTAACGAAGCAAGCCCCAAAGCGGGTATTCAAGAAATTCGTAACATTGATTCTGTCAAGATTCGTAAGGTTCGCCAAGTCAAGTACAAAAAAGATCCGCAAACTGGTGTAAAGATTGTTGACAGTGTTGATGAGTATTATATCTACGAAGACAAGCCTGGTCAGACACAGACAGGTGTTAAGCTGTCGAACGATTCGATTAGCTATGTAACTTCTGGTCTTCTAGACGAAACTAAAAAGAAAGTTGTCTCGCATCTGCACAAAGCGCTGAAGCCTATTAACCAGCTTCGCATGATGGAAGACTCCTTGGTCATCTATCGTCTTGCTCGCGCACCCGAGCGTCGTATCTTCTATATTGATGTCGGTAACTTGCCTCGCGGTAAAGCTGAGCAGTACATGAAAGATATCATGACTCAGTATCGCAATAAGCTTGTGTATGACGCGACGACTGGTCAGATTAAAGATGATCGCAAGCACATGTCAATGCTTGAAGACTTCTGGCTACCTCGCCGTGAGAACGGGCGTGGCACTGAGATTAGCACACTGCCTGGTGGTGAAAATCTTGGGCAGATTGATGACATCATTTATTTCCAGAAAAGATTATATCGTTCTTTGAATGTGCCTGTCAATAGGCTAGAGCAAGAAGCCCAGTTTTCGCTTGGTCGTTCTACTGAAATTAGCAGAGACGAAGTAAAGTTCCAGAAATTTGTTGATAGACTTCGTAGACGATTCTCATGGGTTTTCCTTGGAATTCTTAAGAAGCAACTTATTCTCAAGGGTGTTATCACTGAGCAAGACTGGGAAGAGTGGAAAGATAACATCTATATCGACTTCATAAAAGACAATCACTTTACTGAGTTGAAAGAGATGGAAATTCTTCGTGAGCGTATTGGTGTGATGAACGAAATCACACAATATGTTGGCGAATACTACTCAAAAGATTGGGTAATGAGAAATGTTATGCGACTGTCTGACGAAGACATCGATAACATGAAAAAAGAAATAGACAAAGAAATGAAGTCTGGTGAAATCCCAGACGAAGAAGAGAAGGCGCAGCAAGCGGCTCCACCCGAGCCCAAGCCTGTTCCCGTTCAAGTAGTACCTGATGATAACAAAAAAGAGGAATAGTTATGAGTGAAGCACAAGATACTGTAATTGATGAACTTGAGGCAGAGCCTATCCAAACCGATTCGCAACCAATTGCTGATCTAATAAAAGCAATTGAAGATCAAAATTTTACACAAGCTGAGCGTCATTTTAACGATGTCGTTGGCGACCGTTTGCAAGATACGCTTGATCAAGCAAAATCAAGAATTGCCGCTTCACTGGGTCAAGAACCTGAAGAAGCGTCTGCTGATGAGTATGAAGTTGAAAATGATGACGAAGAAATCGATCTTGATGATGAAGACTTCGACGACGAAGAAGAAGACACTGAAAAATAAATTTTTATAAATAATTAATAACATTATGAATATAGATGAAAAATTTATAACTAAAGTTGCCAATGCTCATATGTACGAAGTTATGGCAAATAAAAGTCGGTATCTTGAGCCCGACAACTTTAGTACAGTTCAATATATGAATCCTCGTGTACATATTGATCTGATTAAATTTAAAGAAATGGTAATTAGAACGTTACATAAATTTGACAAGGCGGGGGCTTACTTAAATATAGGTAGTGCAGCAGGTCATTTAGAATATGTGAACAATCTAATTCCTTCTGCTCCTCACAGAGCTTCAAGAATTATCATGAGTTCTGTTGAGTGGGTTGATCAGTATGATTGTTGTAAAGCAATCAGAGAGCAACTTGGGGTAGATATACATTACATTTGCAATGACGTTTTACAAGACGATTTTGAAATTTTCAATTGTAAAACTTATTTTGATAATGTAATTTTAGAAAGATTTTTTCCTGTGTATAGAAGTATGACTTATCACAGGATAGAAGAAGTTTTAAGAAAGTTTGTGCCATATGGAAGAAATGCAGTTGTAGTCGAAAGTGAAGGTAATTTGAGCAAAGATCAAGTAAATTACTTTAACAGAATTGCAACAGACAAAATGCATATTTCTGGAAAATGGCATTGTTTTGTAGTTAAACTGGAACAATTTAAATGAAGACATTTAAACAACTTCGCGAAGCAAAGGGCAAAATGCCGCCAGGCGAACATGTCTTCGATAAAAAAGTGAATCGTCATTCTGTGATGGTTCACAAAGATAGTAAAGGATTCACTGTTTATATTGACGGTGACAAACTGGACACCTATCGTTCTCAAAAAGAAGCAGAGAAGATGGGTGTGGCTTTTGCAAAGGAAATGTAGATGAAACTCATTGCTGAATACATTGACAACGGACTAGAAGTTATTACCGAAGCGAAGAGCGACGGTACTAAGTCCTATATGATTGAAGGCATCTTTGCACAAGCGGAACAAAAGAATCGTAACGGTCGTGTATACCCTCGCACAATCATGGAGCGAGCAGTAGAAAAATACATGACCGATCAAGTTGCTAAAAAGCGTTCGGTGGGTGAGTTGAATCACCCCGACGGACCTACTATCAACTTGGACAAAGTTTCTCACCTCATCACTGGGCTTCAATGGGAAGGCAATGATGTGGTTGGAAAGGCACAAATATTGGATACTCCAATGGGTAAGATTGTAAAAGGTCTACTTGATGGCGGTGTTCAACTAGGTGTGTCAACTCGTGGTATGGGTAGTCTTGAGCAAAGAAATGGCACTATGTATGTGCGTGACGACTTTATTTTAAATACTGTCGATATCGTACAAGATCCTTCTGCACCTGCAGCCTTTGTTAATGGAATTATGGAAGGTGTCGAATGGGTATGGAATAACGGTGTCATTCAAGCACAAGAAATTGAGAAGATGGAGACTGAAATTAAAGCCGCTCCGAAAAAGCATCTCTACGAGACGCAAGTTCGCGAGTACAAGAATTTCCTCTCACAGCTCAAATCAAACTTTAAGGAGTAAAACATATGTCTGATCAAGACCAACATGTTGAGCTTCCGGTCGATGAGTCTATCGAGGAAGCTAGTGCTGCGAAGATGCCTGTAGGTACTGAGGCAGATTCAATTGCGTCTGTAGACAAGACGGATACTACTAAGAAGGCTCCCGCTCGTAAAGGGGATACCGGAAAGCAAGATCCGATGCCGAAGACCAAAGCAGGAATGCTCAACGCTATGTATGGCAAGATGGCTGGTATGAAAAAAGACCAACTGACTGCTATGTACAGCAAGATGCAAGAAGAAGTCGATCTGGATGACGAAGAAGCCATTGAGCTTCCTGAGTTCTCTTACACCGACGAGCTTGATGCACTTGTTGAAAGCGAAGCAACATTGTCTGATGAGTTCAAAGCGAAGACTGCTGTGATCTTTGAAACGGCTATTCGTTCTAAGCTGTCTGAAGAAATTCAGCGCTTGGAAGATGAATATCAAACTCGCCTCGACGAAGAACTGGACGCTACGCGCACAGACCTTGTTGAGAAAGTTGATAGCTACCTCAACTACGTTGTTGAAAATTGGATGGAGCAAAACAAACTCGCTGTTGAGACTGGTCTGCGCACTGAAATCGCTGAAGATTTCATGGGCAAACTGAAGGACCTGTTCCTTGAGTCTTACATCGAAGTGCCTGAGTCCAAGATTGACCTAGTTGATGAACTTGCTGAGCAAGTTGAAGAGCTTGAAGAAAAACTCAATGCTCAAACTGCTGACGTTCTTGCAATGAACGAAACGCTTGAGGCTTACATGCGCGAAGCTGTAATCCGTGAAGCTGCTCGTGACCTTGCAGAAACTCAAGTAGAAAAACTCAAGTCTCTTGTTGAGTCTCTTGACTTTGAAGACGAAGAAACTTTCGCACAAAAGGTGAAAACTGTGAAAGAGTCTTACTTCAAGAAAGAAGTGAAGAGTGAAGAAGAGATTGTTGAAGATTGGGAAGCAGATCAATCGCGCGAAGTTTCTAGCGTGATGGATATGTACCTTAACGCAATTAAGAAATCCAATAAGTAAGGAGTACAACAATGACTGTACAAGTGTCTTATGACAAACTGATGGAGAAGTGGGCTCCCGTTCTGAACGAAGAGTCTGCTGGCGCCATCAAAGATAACCATCGTCGCGCTGTGACGGCTGCTATTCTTGAGAACCAAGAAATGGCATTCCGTGAAGAAGCCGGCATGCTGGCCGAAGCCCCCAC